GGCCGTCAACTGTTTGTATCGACCAGCCTGGTACAGATCCATACTGTTCGATACCACCCCACGCACACCGTTATGTACGCCTTCGGGGATCTTGCCCTTGTAGTGCTTGTCAAGCGTCAGCTTCAACGCAAAGTAGTCGGAGCGAACCTGCTCTGGTAGCGCATCTACTTGAACCCCATACTGGTCAGTCTGCGCCCCATACAGCTCGTTGGTTACAATGTCGGCACCCTGTTCCGTCGCCCGGCGGATGAGCGTCATCCGATACGCCGCTTCGGGCGTCATCAGCCCGTTAAATATCTGACGAGCTGCGTTCTTCTTGTACGCCCAATACGGCTCAACAGTCGTGAGCGCCAAACCAAAGCCCGTGCTTGAAGACTCATGTTTAGCTACGCTTGTTGCGTAATCATAGTACGCTTTGTTGACGAGCCTAAACGCAGTACGGGGTTCCATCCCCTGCTCAATCAGCGTTACTGCACCACCGTACCGTTCTCGAACCGAAATCGACTCTGCCAGGTCATTGATAATGGTGTTGTCGAGAGGGCCGAGGTTCATTCTTCTGCGCCTGTGCATGATGACTTGCCGAAGCGCAGTGTTGTCAAACGAAGACTCAGCTCCCTCTTCAACGCCAATCTTCCGTAGAACCTTTGCAGTATATACCTTGTCACCAACCATGATGACATCATCGGTCCCATCAAGGATTTGATTGACCTCAATGCGCGTTCCGCCTGCCCCGAAGAGCGCGTTCAGCGCGTGTGCAACACGCTCACCAGCCAACTGCATGATGTCGCGAACCTGCTCGCCCTTCCCCTCACCAAAGAGACGGATAGCGTTCTCTACGCCCGGTATTGTTGTGAGCTCCACCGCGCCCTGGCGAGCTGTGTTGACCAGCGCAGGCTTAAAGCCCGCCTCGATTGCCAGTTGAGAGAACCGGTCTATCGTATTCTGGTGGAAATACTTTGGCCGAGTCACCGTTCCGCCACGAGTGTACACACCCTTCGTCCACTGTATGGTCTCCTGCAAGGCATTGTAGCCCGACGTTTCGAGCTCTTTACCAACTCGCCCGCGAGGTAACACCCGATCCAGGGCCTCTGTTATTCGTTGTCTCGCTGCTGCAGGTATGTATACCTCTGTAGCAGACAGGCCAAGCATCGACTTAAACGCAGCACCCAGCCCAGCCTCATTAGCCAGGCGCATCACTTCCCGTCTCTCTTCCGGGTCAGTGAACGCCTTACCTTGAAGCAGATCCGCGTATGCTCCTTGCAGGGTTTCTGGTATGGCCGTTTTCGTAGCCGTCCAACCGCGAACAACCTCGTCTACGTTTCCAAGGACACCAATAGATTGTGCAACGGCATCTTTAGCTTTTGGGTTTGCAGAACCGTATACCGCATCAACCTTTCTAAGCAGCTCTTGCAGGGCCTGTTTGCTTGAGCCCGTAAAGTTCCGGCCATTCCGCTGTGTTTGACCGCTAATGTAGAGCAGTGTCTCCATGATTTCCACATCTACAGGGTTTAGAGTGACGGCTTCTTCACTACCACCAGGCTGTCTCCCGGTGACCCGGTAGATTTCATCAAGCAGCTCGTCGCCAACCCAAAACTCTTTGACCTCTCTAACGACACCCCGCCTTTGCTCTTCTGGTAGATCCCTGACCCATGCAAGGCCCTCATCGTGAAACCGAGCGATCGTGTTTTGTACCCCCTCGGCTTCTTGTGGTCCCATGCGCGCGAGCTTTGTCGCGATCCTGAGCTGCATCTTGGCAACAAAGTCTACGCCGTCTGTTGGCACCCGCTGCCCGTTAGCAAACTTGACCCGCTCGCCCGTCAGATACGCAATCTTGTTTGCCTCGTCGCCGTCCCTAATCAGCCTGTTGAAGTCGCTCGCGCTCTGGTCAATAAAGCGGACACCAGCCTTGATTCGCTTGATAAGCTCAGGCGCCAGCTTCCGAAGATCCGCATCGGCATCGAGACCAAACGCAATCGACTTTAGAACAGCTGGTACGTTAGCGATTCCCGCGAGCACCTTCTGTCCATCTGAACCAATACCTAAATCCTTTGAGCCCATCTTTGAAAGAGCTGACGTAGCTCGTTCAAGAGACTCAAATGGAGACTCGCCAACCGGCATGTCGCCACGCTCTTTTAGGCCGGGGCCCGCCAGCCCCAGCTTTGGCATCGAGCCCAACTCAAGCTGGTCCTGCAGCTCAGCAAGATCGTTGCCTGTTATCTTCTTCTCTGGCACCCGCCGCAGCTGGGCATTGACTGCGCGCAGCTGGTTCTCAAGGGGCTCTATCTCGGCCCGGCTTGCGCCCATCTCCATCCCGGAGTTTATAGACTCGTTGAGCTTGTCTGCCTTAGCTCGAAGGCTTCGTATCGCAGCTGCATCGGGGATCACCGCATTACCGTTACGAACAATCTCTTCTTGAACAGCAACGGGGTTTACGGAAACGCCCGGCATGTTTAAGTCGGCAACCTCGTCGGATATAGCGTTGATGGCTCGCTTTGGTGGAGCAGTTGGCAGCACGCCAAACATACGCGACTCACCGGGTTCTGCCGAGCCTTTGACGTTCTTCCTAAGCGCAGCCACCACGTTTTTGTTTGCCTGCGAGCGGAGCTCTATGTTTCTTTGAATCGCCTTGAGTGCGGCTTGGACTTGTCGCAAGTCCCTATTGATCTGAGACCACTCTTGTTTAGATAGGCCCTGTCGCCCCAGCGCCAGCTGCCCGCGCAGGCGGCTCTGTTCAACAAGCAGGTCTCCGTATGGCTTTCCGAGACCAAATGTCTTCGTAAAGTCTTGCGTTTGAAGGCGCTCCACATCTGTTATGTGACGGCGAAAGGCTGGGTTCATAGTCACCAGTTCCTTTCCAGACTCGCCAGGAAGTGACCGAGCAAGGTCTTCGTCTGCGATCCTGTGTATGTCACCAGCATCGAAATCAGCCTCGGCGAGCCTGGCCTCTTCCATCGTCACCGCATCCCGGAGCGCCTTAGCGTCTACTCTCATCTCGCGCTCAAGCCTTTCGGCGTTCCTTACTAAATGCACCGCCTCTTCGTGATCGCCCGTTTTTAGTTTTTCAACTGCACCACTAAGGTCCGAGATCATCTCATCAGTTTTCTTAGCAGGCCCAGGGAGAAACGGAACACCCTCTGCCCTCAGTGTGCGAGACGCGATCTTGGCCCCACGGAAGATCGCCCCGCCAGCCAGCGTTGCGTCAGGCGTGAAGAGCGTAAGCCCGGCGCCGTACTGCTTTAGCTTTGCGATGACCATGGGGTTGTCTTTCGCCCACTCTTGGTTGACTGATATGGCATCTGCAACATCGTATATGATCTTGCCCTCGCGGATACCTTCGATGATCTCTCGGCCCAGCTCTTCTCCAATCTTGCCTTCGGAGAGGCCCACGCCCAGGCCAGACAATGCGCCGCCTGCCGCGTCTGCCATCCGAAAGAAGTAGCCCACCCGGCCCTCTGCTCGGGGGGTGATGGTCTGCCCGCGACGGTTGAACCCTACGATCTCGACCTGTGGCTTGAGCGAAGTCTTGAAGTCTTCCGCAAGCGTCATCTTCTTGGGGTCGAGGGTTTCTGGCATCGTGATCATTCCTGGTGGCCAGTCTCCAACAACAACCTTTGCCGACGCAATACGGTGAGCAGCCTTTATCGCCTCGGCTTCCGTCTTTTTCTTGCGGTTACGAATGTTTATAGCAAGCGTGCGTATCGCGTTGTTCCAACCAAGATCAGCTGGGTCCACCTTATCCAAGATGGGTGTCAGGTCAGGATCGGTCTCAAACTGCTTGATGATGAGCTGGGCGAGGTCGTGTCCGCGTGTACCAGGACGGGCGAGCTCGTGGCCCGCTCTGTAAATGATCCCCTCTTTCACGCTCTTTCTGGCCTCACCAACGCGCGCACCCGGCTTTGATGTCAGGGGACCAGATGCCGCAAACACTGTGGATGGGCCGTATAATGAAGCGATCTGGCCACGCTCTGTAGGCGAGAGCTCAGGCTTACCCTCGGGTTCCTTTAATAGCTCTGTAAGGCTCTGTGCTGGCTTTCGTGGCTGTGGTCGGGGTAGCGCCGGGGCAGCGGGTACGGACGAAGGTGCAGGTGGCTTAGCCGGTGCAGGAACAGTCGGAGACTCACCGGTAGCCTCCTTCGCCCGCACCCTGGGACCAATGGCCCCAACTGGTTTCTTCGGCGGCGCTGTGACGGATGGCTCCAGCTCCTTAGAAATCTCCTTGCTGCGCTCACGACCAAGAGCCTCGGGGCTTCGGGGCCCACCCACGAGCTTACGCAGATCGTCATCGGACATCCCGCGCAGTTGCTGCAGGGTGAACGACTTGTCTCCGAGCTTGAAGGTTTCTGTTGCCACGCTATGCCCGCCCGCGTCTGCGTCTGCGTTTGCGTCCATCGTTGAGGTCTTTCGCAGAGGGAACACCGCTCTCTTGAGCAGCCGGGGCACCAAGCAACGACGCAGTTCGACTGCTGGGTGGCTCTGTCGGCGCTTTCGCCTCCTCCTCTGGCGGTGGCTTTGGCGGTGGTGCCTCTGGCGGTGGCGGTGGTGCCTCTGGCTGATCTTCTGCCTCTGGCATTTCTCCCTCTTCTACGGGGTCGAGCTTGCCTGAACTCAGCAGCGCCTCATAGGCACGCTCTGCCCGTCGCTGAGCTGCGAGGCCGCGCTCTGCTCGGACGGTTGAACCCAGGGCCTTGCCCAGTGGCAACCTTCGGGACTTAACAACCTGGGAGCTCTTGATGTCCCCCTTTGTGAGATACACCTCGCCGCCGCCCGTTGCGATTCGCATACTGCCCGCGTCGTCAGCTGCTTGGCCTGGTAGCGTCTTGCCGAGAAGCACCGAGCCATCTTTCTTGACCACGCGAACAAGGTCACGCTCCCCCTTACGCGCGATCAGTGGGCCTGGAGCTCCTGCTGTTGGTCGCTTCGCCAGCTGCTTCTTAGAAATCTCATAGGCAAGCATGAGGTCTTTGCCGGGAACAAACGATGTAACGCTTGTTACGTGACCCTCATCGTCTCTCACAACCTCGGCATTACCAACAACAAAGTTGTTCTCCTTCGCCCACTCCTGAAACTTCGGCCTCGACAATAGACTCGCAAACGCTGCCCGCTTGCTGTCGTCCCGTCCGTCGCCTGTGATCTCGCCCCAAAGGTAGTCAGACTGCTTCCGCATATCCTGTATTTGAGGGTCGTCGTCCATCCCATCTTGGATTGCTTTCCGTATGTCCTCGGTGTCAAAGCCAGTGAGCTGCTGCGGTTTCCGCTTGGCAAGCTGTTCGATGATTGTCCGTGCTTCATTTGGCCTGTCTGCTACAGCCTTTTGTGCTGCAAGCAGCCCCTTGGACTCTTCATTAAACTCCTTCTCCAGGTTTGTTATCTGAGCCTGCTTCTGTTCCGCTGCAGCGACCAGTTGATTGTACCGAGCAACAGTTACCTGGCCGTGGTTGGATGGATCGAAGGGCTGAAACTGAGCCTTCCCGTGCGTTAAAACCATGTGAGCTGCTGGGTTGGCCCCAAGCAAAATAGAGCCCGCTGCCGTTGCGGTCCCGAGCAGTGTATCCCAGCCCGCCTGCCCTGCGCTCCGGCCCGCTGCTTGGTTCATAATCGATGCTCTTGAGGCGTCCTCAACGTCCTTGAAAGCTCTCCCGTTCAGCTCTGACTGCAGATCTGTAAAGTTGTCACGGATGTTGTTCTGCTGTTTGACCCAGCCGTTAATCATAGCAACGTCACGAGTGCCTGCGTTAGCTAAATACTGCCTTCGTAGCGCCGTAGCGTCGGCACGTAGGCTTACCTCCATCTTGGTAGCTGCAGCCAGGCGGTCGAGCTCAATACCTGTAGCCGTCGCTTCGTGCTTTCTCAAAACCTCTCGAAGACGCACCCACTCACGGATCAGCTGCGGGCGCATCTCAGGCTCTTCAAGCTGATCCGCGTATGCTTTTTGTATTTCGTCGTAGTGTCCCATGTCGTCCTCACTTGGGTTCGGCGAACGAGTTGTCAACGTCGACCACTTGGTCCGTCGTATCTTGTGTTGGCTTTTTAGGTTCTTTAGTTGCCACAGCTCCGCCGATCTGTGCGCCCAGGGGTGCCGTTAAGTTCATGCCCTGCATGAGACGGTCGCCAGCTGTTGGAACATTGGCCTGTTGTGTGAGCTCCGCTCGCGTGGCGCCAAGTTGTTCTCGTGCAAGCAACTCTGCCTGCATACCCGAGAGCGCAGCTGTTTCCGCCTGTCTATCCATGTAAAACTTCCGGCGCTGGTTCAGTAGCGTTGGGCTGACACCAGAGGCTTTCGCCCGTGCCAGCTCGTCCTGAAACTTTCTGGTATCGGCTGTTCTTGCAAACCCCTCGTGAGTACGAAAACCCCTGGCAGCGCCCTGCGTTGAGGACGTGTCTCTGTACGTTGTGTCCAGCAGATTCTGTGCGCGCTTCGCCTGCCTGCGCTGCCTAATCGTACCAAGGACTGACCCGGCACCACCCAGCGCCTGTAATCCAAAGCCGACTGCGGCTCCTTTGAGGATCTGTTTCATCGCAGTCTCCTTATGTAATAAGTTGTACTATCGGGGCGCCGCCTGTGCTGAACCCTATTGCGCGGGCGTTGCGTATGCCAAATGATAGTCTGTTTCTCAGCCAACTCGGAGTCTTAACGTACTTAGAGTTCTCTTTTAGCCCCTCGCGCGCAGTTTTAGAATACACCTGTTCGTCTCTAAGGTGCGCATGGGGCTCAAGATAGATCCGTGCGGACAGCTCGTGCCATCCTGCCGGTACGTTTGTCTTCATCAAATGGAAGTCCCACTGACGGGCGTTACGAGCCTCCGAGATATAAGAACTCTTGTGATCGAACTTGGTGACAAGATCCTCCACGATAGCGCCAGACATGTATCGCTGGTGTACAGTTATTGGAAACGTCCGCTTCGTTCTACTCTGCGGCTCACCGTTGTAGTATGCCATGTGGTACATGCTTGGTGAGTCGGCCCTGACGACATCGGGCTCCGAATGAGACGCTTGCAGGTCATCGAGCACTATCTTCTTCATGCCCCACGGTCTGCCTACGCTGTAGTGAAATGACCAGCTAAACATCACGGCTGCACATGGCTTAGGAAGAAAAACACGAACAGAGCATCCAGGTACGGGTACGTACCACTTGCTTTGGTCAATAAGTAAACTGCCCGCCTTCGGGGTGCTGCCCGATACGGTATCGCCAAACGCATCGCTTACAAAGTCCAGCGGCTCAATGCCGTGCTCCTGCCCTGTTACGTGTGTCTCGCGGGGCTGGATGTGCTGAGCTCCAACGTGATACCTCCCGGATGGCCCGGGATCTGTTACACCGTCTGGCGCTGAGCGGCTTATATTCTGCCTGGTTATGCCGCCGTTTGCAGTTCTGAAGATGCTTCTGGTTATTGGATCGGCTTCCGTTGAAAACAGATTCTTACTGTGCTCTAACGGATCAAGCTTCTCGCCATCTGGATAGTCGTATAGTCCAAAGATTTCAGCCATTAGAACCTCAAAAGCATGACAGACATATTCCTGTTGCCTATCTTAACAGTAGCACTTTCTGTACCGCTGATTTCGCCAGCGGTGTAAGCATCCACGCCCCGTGGCGTTAGCGCGCCCAGCAGGTGGATGTTTCCAATCTCAATCGGGGTTCCGTCATTGTTCTCTGGTGGCCGAGTGGCCAGGCCACCAAATGATCCAAAGGTTCCGCCATCCCCCCGACCGGGGCCCATGGTGATGCCAGACCTCCGGTCGGTCATGTCAAGAACAAGCATAACTGACGCATTGAACCTGTCTGGTACGCTTTGGTTCGACGAATAAAGCCCGGCTGTGCCCATCGCCGGATTGTAGTTCGTGTTGTTGTACAATGACCAGCTGATCTCAGGAACCCATAGTGCCCCCGCCTCGATGGGCTCACGGGACACAGGATCAACAAAGTTAAACCCAAAGCCAAAACACGCCAGAACGTCGTTGAGGTTGTCGGTGTTTCCGTGATCTATTTCAATCACTTCAATGTCTGCCATGACAACCAGAAAGCACTTCCCGGCATGAACAGAAGCATCGGACTGGGTTCCGAAAGCGCCCAGGTACGTGTGTGGTGTCGGCACGGGATCATAGTTGTAGCACGGGCAGTTCAGGATACTCTTAAAAGAATCTGCCCCAGTTAAGGTAGTGGACCATGGAAGTAGCCCAACGCCTGGCATTTTATACGGGTGTGTAGTGACCCTATTTGAGAACCCCATCCATTCATTGGTTAGCGTCACGTCATCGTTGTTGTAAGAAGACCTGGCAAATCGCACCGGGCTTGGGAGGTGCGCACGGTTCAGGGCGCCGCGAGAAAGATTGTCCACACTAATGTCGTTGTAGGCGTCTTTGATCTTCTCGACTCGATCCGTGTACATCGACTGATTACTCAGATCGTCCTCTGTCTTAAAGCTCTTCACTTTAGGAACGGGTGGATCTGCAACTGTCGTTGGCTCTTCGGGAATATCTACCGCAAGCAGCTGACTGTTGTAGACGCTAAACACGGGCTCAAGAAGGCGCCCCAGGCCGGGGTGAACGATTGCATCGCCCCCGCTACCCTTGGAGTCGCGATGCACGGTTCGGGCGACGAGCTCAACTTTGTGGGCACCCGGACCCACATCAACAATACACCCCAACCTGACAGCGATGGCAGCGGGTGAGATCGAGTGTGACTCAACACCCTGACCTTGAAAACACCGCTCAGAAAAAAGGGCATGATCGGGTACAAAAGAGCTCTCGCGATGAGACTTGTCCGTTCTGCCTGTGATGGTTTCTTGGATCACACGACCATCGACACGAATAGCAAAACGAACACTTGCAGCCCAGCCGCCTGCCCACGGGTTTCCGCCCAGGCGTTCCCCGATCCATCCGTCTGTTTCTCGTGCCTCAATGTACCCATCCGTGCCTGTAAGCCAGCCTACCTCGCGGGCAAGCGTCCCTATCGGCTCTATGTCCGGTAACCAGAAAAACTGTAGGATAGCGTTGATCCAGAGTTTGCCCGTACCCGTATTGAAGGTAACCAGCATCTGGTTCCCATTTACATCGTCCTCACCAATCTGGTGCCACTGGTTATCCATGGGGATCGGATATGGTGCTGCGTAGTGGCCCCTGCCCCCGCCCATGTAGGCTGGCCGAGCGTGGGCGTCCGAGGCTCGATTTGGCAGGCTGGGGTTTACTTGTCTGGCAACGTAGTATGGGGTCTGTAGCGCCCCTGGTGCAAGGGGAGTGGCAGCGCCCTCCGCTGAGGCGTATACTTCGTTGCATACCCCCGCACGGATATTGTGCTCGTTGAGGTTGCCCCCCAGGAGCTCAACAGCTGGCATTATATCCGCGTTCATGTCCTCGGGGTCGAGTACGTCCTGCGAGCCCAAGACGCGCTTTGGGAAAATGTAGCTCATGTATCGTTCCCTCGCGGAATCCGACCCATCGGTGTACCGCCGCCTACTGTTGCAATATCAAACGCAAACGCCTCCAGACGAAGGCGCATATTCAAAGGCGCCCGAATCTCAAACGCCCAGGTGTCCACATTTCTGAGGTCTGGATTTACCTTGCGCCAAAACGGTCGGCGGTCAGCAAGCTTCGCGTCCGCGCCAAGTACGGCCTCATCAGGGAAGCCTACGGACATCGAAGCGGGACGATCTACACCAAAGCCGTGAATCCCTTGTGTCTCACCGTGCGGCTCCCAGCTGCCGTTTTTATAAAAGCGAATCTCAATCGCGGCCGGGGCTCCATATGGGCGCTCGGTAGCGGATGGGTCTCCACTATCTTCCAGCACAAATGCTGATGCGACCCGTTCATCCTCTCCCTCACTGGTATTAGAGTCCAACATCCCAATGTACACTGTTCTCACATTGAATGGTGTTAAGCCCACCTCGTCGGCGCGCATCCATGCAGACCGGTATACGGACTCCGGGGTGTCGTACATATTGTTAAAGTCGGTGTTCCCGTAACGCTCTCGATCAAATACCACCACCTCATGTGTCGCCTGCTCTTTTTCTGTTTCTTTTGAAGGGTAGCCAACACTGGGATCGACGACGTTAGGGGAAGCGGCGATGAGTGTCAGTCTGCGCTCATCGTCTGTGGTACACATCGCTGTCATGTCCCAGCCCAGGTCCATTCGGCGCCAGCCCTGCTCGCCAAAGCACAGCATCAAGTCATTGTAGGAAGACCCTGCACGCGAAACTATGCAGCGGTACTCCCCTGTTTCCGGGTCTACCACGGCAACTGCCTGCGACATCCTGGTTCGGCTGAGCTCAGACCGGATCGTCCTCGATATGGGTGCTGAGATCGAAAACACCTTCCCATCCTTCAACTTCATAAACCCATCGGGGCTCAGCCAGATCATCCCGCCGTCCTGGGTCCCCCTGATAGACTGCGGTGCCGCGCAGCCAACGCCCGTGGCTATCGGTGTAAACAGTATGCCCTCTGGCACGATCTCAAGACGGTACATGCTGGTACGTGTAAACGCATATAGCCCACCCGCTGCTGCGTATAGCCCTGTGACTTCTGCACCGCCCGTGTCCGGTATCGCGTACATGTGACTCTCAAACGACCCAGGAAACCCAGGCTCGGATACTCGAACCGCCGCCTCTTCCCCCGCAAAGTTAGCCACGACAAGTCGGCCCTGGTATGCAGCTGCAAGCTTAAAGATCGGAACCGGAACGTAGTCCTTGGCCTCTGCCCCCAGCTCAGAGTCAGGAACATTGTCGGGGTACATAATCATCGTAGAGCCAGGTATGCGTGAGAGATACCGTGGCTTCGCAGATACATGCTTTACATCTGGCGTTCGATAAAGTCGAACAGCAACCGCGTTCTCAGGGGCATCTCCAGATGTTTTAACTGCCAGCTGCCGTGTGATGTCGTCTATGGTCACACCCAGGTTCGGGTATGTGCGCTCGGCAAAAATCGTCGCCCCGTTGCTCTTCGATGAGACCGGGCTCAGGTTTCCAAACGAGTCCTCCCATTGTGCATAGTAGTAATACTTCGAGCTCAGCATCCGATCCACAATACCCTGAGCCTTCAAGTCATTCCGCATCTCGTGACTGCGCCCAGTTGTAGCGCCGTAGTCTACCTCTGAAGATGCCGCGACCGAATCGGACGACGTACCGATGCGTCCATAAACAGAGTACCCCCTGGCGTTTTCGCTCCTCGACAGCTTTTCATGCAGATCCAATCTTGTCGGAGACAAAGAAAGCGGCGCAGACGGAGTTTCCTGGAACCCAAGGGGTCGGACACCGCCATCACCAGTGATCACAAGTGAACGATCTATGCCGTTTGACCAGACCACCATGTTGTTGATCACCACAAACTGGTCTGGATAAGACGGTCGCTGGTCATCAGAAAGACCGTCCGCCATCTTCTCCCACTGACCATACCACCCGGCGTGGCGGTACAGATTCTCACCACTTCGGACCAACAGCATGTCGGACATGCCGCCATCCAGGCCCGCGTGGAACAACCCCGGTGTGTTCTTGCTCATCAAGCCCGCTGCTGTCGAGCGTGCCTCATACTTGCAGCCACGACGCACAGCTCGCAACGTGTTCTCTTCGGTGACCACAAGATTCCGCACTTCTTGAGCAAGAGAATCAGGCGCATAGATGCGTTGCGCCTCTCCAGGAGGCACCTTCTTTATGATCTGCTGCTGTTCTCTTGGTCCTGCCACGTCATGCGCTTCCGGCTTCTACCGCCTGGCGCTTGCGCTTGCTTGGCGGTGTTGTTGAGCTGTTCGACACCTTGGGCGCCCAGTCATACTTATCGCGCACCTCGTTGCCTGTCCCCAGGAATACGTGGCCCTCGCTGGTCGTCATCATTAGCGCCTTCCAAACGTCTACATGAGACTGGACCGCTATGACCATCGCCTCTTCATACCAACCGTTCGCTGTGGTGTGGAAGAACACGTCTCCCACGCTTGGCTTAGTAAGCCGAAATCTTGTTCCCATTATATCTCCTCAAACTTCTTTAAGTTCCAGTCGCGGGTGCCTGCTTCGTCCCACGTTGCTGGCATGATGTTACCAGACGGCGATGCGTGCTGAGCTCGAACAGACTTGAGCTCATTCGCATAGTTTCCAAGATGGACCTGAGCGCCCGCCTGGTCAGCGCCATCCATCAACGAAAGGTAGTACAATACAATCTCAACCAATGCGGGCTCGGAGTCGGGCTCGACCATAGGGTGAGTCCCGTCGTCCTGCAGAGCGTGCGGTGGCCTGAGAACGCGGAAGTCCACGCGGAAGTCCTTGTCCTGGTGAGGATACATGCCCCAAGCTCGATACAGGTGGTTCTCAGCAAGCGGTCGGTGTATATCTGGAACGACACTATCTAACCCATCTGCCGTTCCGTCTCCATTCCACTCATAATACGGTGGCTTAAAGTCAACGTCCGCCGTTGGAGGGTCAATGTCAGCGATCGGATAGTAGGTATCGTCTGCAGGCCAGCGCCCCATAGTCGCATCATCTAAGGTCTTTACGCGCGCGGCATACACGCGGATCTTCAATCCCGTCTTGCCCTTTCTGTACGGGTAGCTGAGTCCGAAGTTCATCAGCTTGTCGATGTCTTCAAATTGGATCTTCGGCCTTGATGAGCCCATCGTAAACTGTGACGACTCAGGCGATGGCGGGCTCTCGATAATGGGATCAGGAAGACCCCCCTCTGTCCGCTTGATGTACCCATTACGCTCAGAAGCAACGCCCCACACATACGTGTACCTAAACTTGAATACGCCCTTTGGGTAATCAATCGAGCTCCATGAGTTCGCAGTATCCATGACTGTCGGCCTACGAGTTGGCCCGCGCAGCTGTTCGATAGCTCCTTGGTATATGGAGTTCGGTGTCCCCTTGTTCTCTCCCCTAAAATCGCGGAGATGAAGGCGGTCAACCAGCCCAACGTCAAGTCTCTGGAGCTGGTCGTTCTGGTACTCGGAGTCCCAAGCAGATGCGTCAACAACCCTGACGTAATCAGACTTCAAGTAGATGTTCGGCTGATACAACCGAAAGGACTTCTTGGTGTTGTTGGTAAGTCCGTGTGGTCGGTCCACCGTCACCCGACGGGTGTTGCTGCCCGACTGAGCAGCGGGATCTGCCTTGTCCGTGAAGAACTCTCTGCATCGAAGGCGCCGGACTGTGCCGTCATCCTCCGTCAGCTCAAGGTGCATGAGGCCGTCCCACTGTCCGTCCTCTAATGGCCTCCACGTAATGTCAGCATCGAGACCTAAGATGTCGCCATCGGCATCCTTAAACTCAAGAGTCCACGGATCTTCCGTTCGGTACAGATACACTTTGGTATCAGCCGTGGTCTGGTCTTTGTAAACGAAGTGCGTTTCGGTCGTTGGGACCAACGCCTCGGGGACATCTTTCGACATCTTCCGATACGCAAGGTTGATCGCACGGTTCAACCTTTTATCAAATGCTGTGCCTGATGAAGTCCAAGCACGGAGGTCCAGTACAAGATCACGTAGTTCTGCGAGATTCATACTGGACCCCCGATAGTTGGCTTACAACACGTCAATAAGACAGGTAGTCAGGAAGGTAGTGGCGGCGCTGTCGTCAAGAGCATAGCCGATTCCCTTACTGTCATCGGTCTCCGCAGACGTAGCCGTATCGACCGTACCAGCAGCATCGTTGATGATGTTATCACCAGCTGCCAGGCCGGCATCGCCCTTGACGGTGCAAACACCCTTGGCAACGATCCAGCCGTAAGAGCCTACGGCGATAACTCCCTGAGCAACGCCCAAGACTTTATTCCGGTAGGTTGTCGATGCGCTACGGAGGCCATCGAAGGCCATACCCTTGCCTGCGGCATGAGTACAGGAGGCAGGTGCCTCTCGAACGACAACACATCCCTCGAACCAGGCATTTGACGGATCATCGTTGTAGACGTAGATCCATGTAACTGGACCCCCCTCTCCATCGACGGTCTGCTGAGTGCCGAGATCGACTTCTTGTGTTGTTGAAGTATCGGTGGTCGAGCCACCGTCAGTGAAAGATTTGTACGACATGATTCCTCCTTATGCGGTTGCGGTGCCAGTAACGACGGCTTGAGCAGGAAGCTTGGTACAGATCGCGTTGCCTTGCATAGCGAACTTAGCAGACACAACGTCTTGATCACCAATACGATCAGCGAATGGGCTGATGTTGGGCTTCTCAAGCCAGATCCATTCCCAAAAGTCAGTGTTCAGCATGTAGGTAACGCCACCAAGGGCATCGCCGGAGAACAAAGACTGATCGAGATCAGGATCATCGTATACCTGCGCCATACCAAGACTCAGAGACAACATGTTGTTGTTCTCTTGCTTGTCACCGATGAGCTGCAAGCGGATCTTTCCATCACGCTCGTTCTCAAAGTGAGAGTACGAATCAGAGTCCATGATGACCAGATCAGGACCACCTTGAGGCTTGCCTGCGTAGTGAGCAGCCTTGCGGTACTGCTGACGGAGTACCTTCATACCAGAATCAGCGAACGATGTAACGTCGGCGCGCTGGTTGAAGTGGTATCCTGACTCGCTCTTGGCCACGTTGAACGTAGGCAGAACTTGATCAGCAGGGTTCTCGTTCAGTGAAAGAACACCGTTTGTCACGCCAGTACCGATACCACTTGTGTGAGTACCAGGAAGACAGACAAAGCCCAGGAGTTCCGAGGTGTCAAAGACAAGCCCGCGACTGGTTCCAGTCAGCAAAAACTTGTTCATGTCACCCGAAATACCTTCCATCGTAGCCTTCGGATACGCATCAATCAGGCGGACAACAGCTGCCTTACCCTTGTTGATGTTGAGGACTTTCTTTGGAATGGTGACCAAAGCAACTGCGCGGTGGGTTTCCACTTGCAGCTTTTTGATTTGCTTGCGACGGACGTTTGTGAGCAACTCGTCACCACTGAAAACACCAGTACCCTTGGCAGGTGCGCCAGCAGCGAAGTCGCGCTCAATATACGTTCCGCCATCGTTACTGACCCGCGCCTTCTTCTGCAGCTCACGCCACATAGGAATGGACGTCTCAAAAGCATTGATGAGAGGTCCGCGCAGATCGGCAAATGTAGTGTTTAAGGTATCAAGATCGATAGCCATGAGAACATTCTCCGAGATGGGGTTTAATAAACGATTGTGATTGTCGCCTGCCCACTTTCTCTCAGAGTTCCTTTCGGCCTGCTCTTCCGTACGTTGGGTGCTGTAGCTACCTTACGCGGTGAGTCAGCTTTGTGCAAGCAAACGTCTACGAACAGTATCGTAATCGTCCTGGCTGGCGCTCTCAGTTCCCGAAGCCGCTGAGTTGTTGTTCATCATGGCGATCGAATCTGGAACCTTCGGCTCTGGTTTCTTCTCAAGTAGCGACGACGCCATCTTCAAAGAATCTTCTTTGTTGAATCCGGCCTGCCTGGCCTTCACAAACGCATCCCATGCTGAGTCCGATTCGTACACGTCCTTGCCGTTGGCCTCAACCCACTTGATGAGCTCGTCTACCTCGGCCTCGGCCTGTGCGCGCTGGACCTCGGCGAGCTTGCCCTCCATCTCTTGCTTGTCTTTCAGCGCCCGTTCGAGCTCGGAGCGAACGTCCTTGGTCGGATCGTCCACACCGTAGAGCATGTTCTGGATGCGCTCGCGCTCGGCGCGAATCTCGTTTTCCAGGTGCTCCCGCTGCTTCGCAACGTCCTGAAACTTCTGCTGGTAGCCACGCTCAAAGTTCCCCAGCTTGGACTTCAACCCCTCTTTGACCAGTCCTCGGTGCTGCTCTGGTAGCGCCTTGTACCACTCGGATGACTCCAAAGCCTCCAGCTCGCCATTCCAGGACTCCGGCACAGCAGTGCCCTCAGAAGCAGAAGTGCTCGCTTCCTTAGCTTCCTCGGGCGGGGTTGACGGAGCACTACCAATGTTCGCATCAGTCCCATTCTGCTGTTCCGCAGCTGGCGCTGCTTCAGATTGTTGCTGTCCCTGTTGTTCCTGTGTCATATACATCTCCTTCGATTGTGGCATCGGAAGCTGCGTCCTGCTTACGCGCTACTTCCATCATAATCATCTGCATGTCACCTGCGTTTCCAGACAAGTGATCAGCAAGCTCTTGGGGGCTCATGTCTTTGAGCCAGTCAAAAGTCTGAGCGCACTCAAGCATCAGCTTGGCCTTGGCCTCATCGACCCCAAGCACCTCCATCAGCGGTGCAGTGTCACCAACAGGAGCGTCTGCCTTTGGCGCATCGGGTGTCTCCACCTCTTGGGCCGAGATTCGTGCCTCGTGATCGCCTGCGCGCTTGTCAACAACGGCGCTAAGCGCCTTCAACTCTTCGATTGGATTTACTGCCACGGGAACTCCTATGAGACAAGAACTTCGACTTTAACGTCGCTTGTTGGGCTGACTGTGCCAGCTGTGCCAGCTGTATTAACACACCACATACGGAGCTTCGACGTAATCGCAATGCCCTCTGGAAATGTGTACGTCAGCTTGGTCGAGGCTGGACAGTGAAAAAGATATTCGGGTGCATCAGTACCAACATTGCTGGCACCTGCGTTTGAGGTGCCGTCGCCGTTGATGATCTTGAGATACGCAACGTCTGTGCCGTTCGCAGTGTTGTCAATCTCAATCATGTGGATCGTACACGCCCCACCCATAACGTCCTCGGCAGGCGTGGCGTTTGCAGGCGAGTATGTGATCAAGCTCGTGCCCAGGGCGGTGCTTATGTCCGCGACATCTACAGCCATTCTAAACTCCGGTAGTAAAGTAAATAGTAACGGTTCCGCCAGACGGTGCAGTAGTGCCCGCTGTGCCAGGATTCTTCTCACACCAGACGTTGATACCAGTAGCGAACTTCAGGCCCGATGGGATGTTAATCGTCCTGGTGCTGGAAGCAGCCACGCGAAAAATGTGCGTAGGTGCCGTAGTCCCCACAGCGTCAGTAGTGGAGAACGTACCGTCCAGAATCTTCACATACGTCACAGCCGTTGCCGCGTTGTCAACCTGGATACTGTAGACGGTTACCGCACCACCAGTGATGTTGGTCTGTGCAGCTGCTGTTGTAGTAGTAAGCTTCACCGTCCGGTAGGACAGATTTTCTTTCGGGGTCAATGAAACGGCCATAGGAACCTCATTCTAAAAGTACGGTATCACTTGCGAGCAAGCTTCTCCAGTTTCTTCGCTTTGATTTCAGACTTGCGTTCTCGAATATCGCTCTCGCAATAACCCTTAGACCTAAGATTGGTAACCGAGCGATGGCGGGCCTCTTCGGAGCGGACCTTGCACGCAGCTGCAGTGTTGCCACTAACAACGAGCTCCTTGCCTGGGTTTTCTCTGCGTTTCTTTGCAATCATCTTGTCGAACTGCGCACGGGTCTCGATGATTCCTGTGGCGGTCTCTATTGGCGTCCAGTCCGGTTTTATCCGGGGCGGGTCTAACCACGCTACTCTGCGATCAGAAGAGCACACAGGGCAACCTGGGCGCCCGTCTGAGCGGCGGTACAAAACGCTTCGCTCAAACTCTTCGCAGGTAGCGCAATACAAGTCGTGGACAATAAATGACATCAGGAGAACTGTGGGGGTGGCTGGGTTTCAGTAACCTCTGGCGTATACGCCTCGGTTTCCTTCATCGCGTTGGCTTCAACTTCGGCCTGGTCGGGCATCATCGGACTCTCCGCAGACATTCCCGCTGTCTCTTCCGCGATCTGCTGTTCAGCAACCATATCCGCTTCGACCTGTTGCTCAGCCTCCACCTCGTCCTTTGGTCGCAGCAACTTCGTTGGAAGATTGTTTGTCTCGACCAGATATTCGTCGATCGCACGCTGATCAAAGTTTGGAGACTCCTTCAATGAGTTGAGCAGCCCAATAAACAGCTCAGCTTCCACGGCTGGGTTGGATGAGATGGGGTTGTACGCGATCATGTCGAAGTAAACGTCCGCAGACGAAAGATCATCAGCCGTCAGGCTGACCCACTCCGCAGATCCAGAGATTTCGACCTGCCGGTCAGTTTTCATAAAGTTCGATGACAGCCACACGCACTTTTTGGCCACATCTTCCAGCCCCTCGGCCAGGTTACCCACGCGATTCGACAGTCTGGTTCGCAGCTGTGCGTCGATTAGCGCCAGCTCAGTAGCTGTTCGAGCTCCTGTCACCTGACCACGGGCTGCTTCCGCCAATGCGGACACGAATGACGCGATCTGCTCCTGTTTGCCCAGGAACTCCAGCACTTGCGCGTGCAGTTCCGGTACAGGTGCGCTGTAAAACGCCTCCGATAGCGCACCAGGCACGTCACTTGCCGTGTGAATGGGCACATACGCCCCAACTGACGCACTAACCGCCGCACTCAAGTCCTCTTCGGCGACCAAACCCGCATCGTACAGAACCCGTGGGACCGTCAAGTGGACCACCTTGTTCCAGAAGGTCAGTATCTCGTTGATACTCTCCTGTTGGGGCAGAATCAGCTGTACTTCGGAGAGCCCACGCACGTCAATGCTGTTGTGGTT